ATGATGGCGTTGAATTTCCAGGCGGCCAAGCACAAGAAGATGATCATGGAGCGCACGAAGAACTGCACCGTGCGCCTCGGCGATGTCAGCAAGCTCTATCCGGAGGGCTCCATTGTCTGGATCACCTCGGGCAAGAAGGGCGAGCCGAAGCACCGTATCTACACGGCCTACCTCGACAAGGTCCGCGTCAAGACGATGGGCACGCTGACGAGTGCCGATCTCGGCCACCAGAACCCCGAGATCAATTCGCGCGAAGAGCTCATCGCCGACTTCGAGCGCATCTACAAGCGCCGCATCCTCATGGAGGACACGGTGACGGTCATCTACTTCTCGGAGGTACATGATGATTTGGGTGGAGCCCCTGTAGAATAAGGCTTTGTCGTGATGGTGATGGCAGAAGCGTACTAAAATCGTACTACTCTCGCATATCATCAAGCATATCGGCAATCTTTGTCCTCTGGGCGGCATACATATGACTGTAGATCTTGAGGGTGATGGATGGGTCTTTATGGCCAAGCCGATCGGCTACTTCGACTGGCGTGCAGTGGGCTTTGATAAGAAGGCTGGCGTGAGAGTGACGCAGATCATGAATGCGGATCTCTTTCACGCCAGCCTTTCTTGCGCCTTCGTGGAGCTTCTTGAGTAGGGCGGCGCGGGTGACGGGGATGATGCGCTCTTCGCTCGTATAAGCCGATAATCGTCGATAGTCCTGCAGCATCTCGACGATGAAGCGCGGCATGATGATGGTGCGGTCGCCGGAGATGGTTTTTGTTGTGCTGACGTAGGACGTCTTCTGCAGGCGGTACAGGGTCTTTGTAATCGATATGGAATTTGTCTCGAAGTCGATATCATCCCAAGTGAGCGCCAGCATCTCACCGACGCGCATGCCTGTCCAGAAAAGCAAGTAGCAGGCCATGATGTGATGGGGAAGCTGTAGGGCGGACATGGCGAAGCGCTGAAATTCTTCGAGCGTCCAGAAATTCATCTTCTCGATAGTATGCTTCGAGAAACCGCCGACATCTTCGGACGGGTTGCTGGGCAGGCCGTAGTACTCCATCGCGTAGTTGAGGATGCTCGAGAGCTGCGCGTGGATCGTGCGCAGGTAGGTCGTCTTGTAACCGGCACGCAGCAGCTCCTCGCGCCAGCGGTTGATCGTGCGGCGGTCTATGTTACCGATAATCATATCACCGAAGAAGGGGAGAAGATGGTTGCGGGTGATATTGCGCTTTGTGTAGTACGTCTGCGGCTTGAGGCGCAGCTTGGCACTCTCGAGGTAGGCTTTGGCCAGCACCTTGAAGGCTATCTCCGGCGTGCCTGCGTACTTATCCAGAAACTCCCGCTCCCACTCGAGTGCCTCGCGCTTTGTGCCGAAGCTCTCTTTTTTCTTCTTCCGGCGCTTGCCGGTCCAGTCCTTGTAGTAAAAGGCGCAGTACCAGCGGCCTGTGTTATTCTTGTATGCCGGCACGGGCTCACATCCTTTCTTACCATTTTCCTGATGCCGGGAATATGGTATAATAAATTCATACAGTTATCCAAAACGGCGTACCTGCTCACGCCATGCGCGCATCCATCGCGCAGATGAAGAGCAGGAGCGGCCACGGCTGATGCGGCAAAAAGAGCAGGAGTCATGAGAAGGCGGCCTGCTCTTTTTTGTTTGCCATTTCATACTGCCAGCTCCTCTGCCATAGTATCCTTCCTTTCCTGGCCGCCTGCTGGCGGCCTTTGTCATTTCATCGCTTTCTTGATGGATGGATGTACATAGGTCTCTGCAACCTTGTCGATGTCGAGCTTCGGATCATCCCAATTTATGGATGCAGCTTTATCTCCGTCGATGGCCGCCCAGAACGCTACGGCATTACTGGTCTGTCCATCTTTTCCCTTGAAATTAGCATAGACCTGGACGATTACTTTCTTGATGTTTTTTCCTTCTGCACTCTGGTAGATGGCTTTCTGCTCGGCTAGTGCCGTCCGCTTCCAGGTATTCAATGCGGAACGCTCACTGAAGTTGTCCTCAGTGGTATCAAGCATGACGATGACAGAGTCTTTCCCCTCATATGTGTCTACCTCTACGTTGCGGAACTTCGTGCCGTTTGATGCATCCATAGCGGCCTGCCGGATGATTCCTTCTGGAGTCGATGGCGTTTCCTGTTCTGGCTGTGCCGGTGCGCTTTGCTCTGTCTGCTCAGTCTTCGTTGCTGGCGCAGGATTCTGCGTGCCATCAGACAAAGAGACGCCAATGATTAACGTAACGAGTGTTGCGGCCAAAGATGCGAAAAATCTCTTTTTCCATTTCCCCAACACAGGGGATTTTTTCAGGTATACCACGATGAGGGCGACAGCAGATATGACAAGGAAAACAGAGGATAGCAGGAATAACATAATGAACAACGTTTGCATAATGAACACTCCCTTATATCAAAATTTTCTAATAGATTGAACGACACGACCGATGATTTGTACGGGCAAATTCTTCACTTCTTCCGCGCTATAGAAATGCGGTGTATATACTGCGGCGTTGTGCCCAATCAATGTCAGGCCCTCGGCACTCTCCTTGACTTCCTTCGCCGTCGCTTCCTCGCCGTCAATCAGCACAATGGCTATCTCGCCATTTTCGACGTAGTTCTGGCGGCGCACGATGACGATATCGCCGTCCATGATGGTAGGCTCCATCGATTTTCCGACGATACGAAGACCGAAATACTCGTGGCCGTCCTTGGAATACTTGTTGTCGATGTACTCATAGCCGACAATTTCCTCGTCTGCTACAATCGGCCTGCCAGCTGCAACGCGCCCGACGATAGGCACACGGAATGTGCGGGCGTCGATAGGGACCATGTTGGGCAGGCGAGAGGATAGATCAGCAGGCGAGGCGACTTCCTTATCTTCGCCCATCAGCTCGCCCGGAGACGCATGCAGAGCATTGGCTATAGCTATCAGTTTGGACTGTGTAATGTCGTTGACTCCCATCTCTATCTTATTGATAGAACTGCGTGACTTGAAGCCTACCAGTCTGGCCAGCTCGTCCTGAGACATTCCTTTTTCTTCCCTGATTCGTTTGATGTTGCGATACAGTTCTAGCATGGTAGAAACTCCTTTCATCTTTTCTTACTATATACCTATATGATACAGTTTTGTTGACTCAAAATCAATGTTTTTTTGCAAAACCTAAAAAAACATGTTGACAATAAATCTACAAGGTGCTATAGTAATGACTGTAGATGATGAATCTACAAGAACGAAGGCGAGGTGATACCGTGACAGATGCACTGGAGCTTGATTATGCAATCAAGAAGGCAGGACTCAACCGTCCAAAGATCGCTAAGGTCCTTGGGATTTCTATGATGTCTCTGTTCAACAAGATTCATAATCGGACAGAGTTCAAGGCTAGCGAGATTGCTGCGCTGAAGCAGGTGCTTCATCTCAGCAACGAGCAGAGAGACAAGATTTTTTTTGCACATGATGTAGATGCAAAATCTACAAAGGAGGATTAAGACATGGGCGACTTAACAAAAGCACCTCACGTGCTCGATAGCCGCGAGGTAGCAGAGATGGTGGGCATGAGACATGCTGACCTGATGCGTAGCATTGACCGCTACATTGATGTTATGGGCAAGAACGCAAAATTGCGTTCTTCGAATTTCTTCATCGAGCGCACCTATAAACAGGCTGGCAGCGGGCTCACAGCGCACTGGCGCAAGAAGCAGATAGCAGTCATTGGCGGTGCTGTCCTGCTGGTAGCTAGACAGACTGGCGCAGAACCGATGGCTGTGCTGCGCAGCGTCATGGAGTGGCTCGAAGAGGATGGCAAAGGTGCTGAATTGAGGTGAGAGAGTATGAAGGTATACAGCAGCAAACACGGCTGGCAATACGCCGTCCGGGAGGTATTGGGAGACTACGTGTTCATCGTGATGCGCCGCAAACCCGGTGAGAGATGGCATCAAGCGCACGTCCTGCCTTGGTTTGCAAATAGGCAGGAGGCCGAGGACGAGCTTGCGAGGTGGGCCGTCGAGAAAGGCCTGACGCGCGTGATGGTTTAAAAGAGGTGGTGATCGAGATGGCGAGAAGTGAGCCCACGTTCTTGTACGTCGCTGATATCATGAAGCTCTTCGACTGCTCGCGGTCGAAAGCGTATCAGATCATTGCAGAGCTTAACCGGGAGCTAGAACAAAAGGGTTTTCTCTTTATTCGCGGCAGGATCAGCCGTAGGTATTTCGAGGAAAGGTATGGTGCATGATGATTGCAAAATATGATGAGCAGGGTCGCTGCATCAAGGCAGGGCTGTCTTTGCGGCCAATTAAACGGACGCTCGGGCGTGCCAAGAAGGCGCTGACGCCGAGCGATAAGACGCAGGAGCGCATTGAGTGGGCTTTTGTTGGCATCGTCGTGCTGCTTGGCACGATTGTGGCCGTCGAGGTGCTGGCTGCCATTGCGGCGGGGATGATGTGATGGGTTGGAAACCGACGCCGCCGCCGCTATGCAAGCCGGGCTACTTCTGCCTGACGTGCCCATACCCGCGCTGCATCCGGCCAGGCTACGGGAGCTGCAATAACGTGACGCAGGAAGAAGCATACATGCTGTCGCTCGTCGGTATGGCGCGCATCGGCAAACAGCGTAAAAAAAGAGCCGGACACTGAGACGTCCGGCCAACAGAAAAGATTGATGTTGTGGTTATTGTACCACAGATTGGAGTGATTTTCATGCCAAAGATGATTATGACGGTCGCCGAGATGGCGGACCGCGATGCATGGCTCAAGATGCGCACGCAGGGTATCGGCGGCAGTGATGCTGGCACGATCGTGGGGCTGAATCCGTGGAAGAGTAAGTACGAGCTCTGGCTGGAGAAGACGGGACAGGTCGTACCGGAGGATATCTCTGACCGTGAGCCGGTCTACTGGGGCAATCGACTCGAGGACATTGTGGCGCAGGAGTTCACGCGCCAGACAGGCAAGAAGGTCCGCCGTCACGGCATGGTGCAGGACGAGGCGTATCCGTTCCTCTTCGCCAACGTCGACCGCATGGTGGCAGGCGAGAAGGCGGGACTTGAGTGCAAGACGGCCAACGGCTTCAAGGCGTCTCTCTGGGATGGCGACGAGGTGCCGGCAAGTTACTACTGCCAATGCCAGCACTACATGCTCGTCACAGGGCTGCCGGTCTGGTACATCGCCTGCCTTGTAGGCGGACAGCACTACGTGTGGAAGCCGATCCAGCGCAACGATGAGGACATCCAGACGCTGCTCGAGATGGAGAAGGCATTCTGGAAATGCGTCGTCGACCGCGTGCCGCCCGAGGTGGACGGCTCGGCATCTTGCACCGAGGCGCTGGCCGAGCGTTTCCGTGGCGGTGTAGTGGAGAGCATTGAGTTGCCGTCCTGGGCGGTGGCCGAGGTCGAGGCTATCCGCCAGCTCGAGGTGCAGAAAAAGGAGCTCGATGCGAAGATCGCGGCGAGCAAGAACCGCTTGAAGGAGCTCATGGGCGACCACGAGACGGCCGTCTGGGGCACGGAGGATGAGGGCGGCCGCATCACATGGAAGACGCAGAAGGGCCGCACGTCCATCGACAGCAAGCGCCTGAAGGCCGACCATCCCGATATCTTTGACGCTTACAGCAAGGTCGGCAAGCCGATCCGCGTCTTCCGCATCGCATGATTTTTGTCAGAAAGGATTGATTACTATGGCATCAACAAAGGGCGGCATCATCGCCGCAAAGAAGAATGAGGTCCAGCAGGCAGGAAAGGCGAAGGGGCTGCAGTCCCTCGTTATGAGCATGGGTCCGCAGATCGGAAAGGCCCTGCCGACGGTGCTGACGCCGGAGCGCTTCACGCGCATTGTGCTGACGGCGCTCTCATCGAATCGCCAGTTGCAGGAGTGCACGCCGCCGTCCTTCCTCGGCGCGATGATGCAGGCGGCTCAGCTCGGCCTCGAGCCGAATACCCCACTCGGGCAGGCCTACCTCATCCCGTACCGCAACCACGGCGTCCTCGAGTGCCAGTTCCAGATCGGTTATAAGGGCCTGCTGGCGCTCTTCTACCGCTCGGGCGGCAAGGACCTGCAGGCGCATGAGGTACATGAGAACGACACATTCGAGTATGAGCTCGGCCTCGAGCCGAAGCTCCGCCATGTGCCAGCGCTCACGGATCGCGGGCCGGTCATCCTCTACTATGCCGTCTACCACACGAAGGACGGCGGCTCAGGCTTTGCCGTGATGAGCATGGACGATATCAAGGCGCACATGCACCAGTTCAGCAAGGCGGCCGGCAAGGGCTTCTCGCCATGGTCAACCAACTTCGACGAGATGGCGAAGAAGACGGTCATCAAGAAGGTGCTCAAGTACGCGCCGATGGCAACTGACTTTGTTCGCGCCGTGGCCGCCGATGAGTCGATCAAGCACTACACCGAAAAGACGGCCGACATCCTCGACACGCCGAACGAGACCGAGTATGAGACCATCGATGCCAACTACGACAAGGAGCAGCCGGACGCAGAGCCGAAGCACGTCGACCCCGAGACTGGCGAGATCCTGAACGAGGAAGGAAACCTGAATCTGTAAGCCCTGGAGGCGCCCTATGAATTATGTCAAGCAGTTGAACGCATTTGGTGTGAGGCGGGTGGGCGTTCTGAATGCAAGGGAACAGGCGATGTACCTTTGCCTGTTCCTCATTGCCAATCAACTCAAATGGCCGGACTGGTTCGAGGTAGCCAATTCCCAGATCATGCGCGAGGCTGGCATCAAGAGCAAGGTGACAATCATCAGCACAAGGCGCTCACTGGAACAGAAGGGGTTCATCCAATCCGTCGACCCAGGCCACAAGAAAAAGATGCGGTATCATCTCCCAAAGCTCTATGGAGACGATGCCATGGGTTTGAAAAACGAACCCATAGAGGGCTCCAAGGGTACAAAATTTGAACCCATAGCTGACGTAAGGGTACAAAATTTGAACCCTAAGGGTACAAAAAATGAACCCATAGAGGGCTCCAAGGGTACAAAATTTGAACCCTACATAAACAGTATAAACAGTAAACATATCTCTTCTACTACAGCACCACCCAAAGAGGAGACTTTCCGGCAGGTGGTCGAGGTCTACGAGAAGAGCATCCGGCCCGTACCGAGCCCGGCAGATCTGGAACGCCTTTCCGACTGCCTGGACCACTACGGCAAGGATGCCCTGCTCAAGGCCATCGACCGGGCGGACTACCGAGGCCGCCGCAGCATGGGGTATATCGAAGGCATCTTGAAGAGCTGGGAGCAGAATGGATATGACGATCCAGATAAAAAGAAAGGCAGGAATAGGAATGGAAACGACAGCAAAGAGTACGAAGAGCATTCTGGAGGAGCTTGCGGAAAGAAGTCCCAATATGCGGCGTACTTTGATGGAGATGCGTAAAAAGCGTGAAGAGGATTTGAAAGAAGCGCGAGACCATCTCAGCAAGATAAAAGAGGCGCTTCGCCTGGAAGATACCAATCTGGACGATGACGACCTTCTCGAAGCCGCCCAAGCAGTTAAAATGACAAAACAGAAAGCCCGTGATTGTCACAACTGCAGATATACGTTAGAGAATTGTGACCAGTGCGAACATACGGGAATTGAACTTTATATCAGGGAAAATAAATACTTGGAAGATGCTTACTTCGTGCCATGCAAGAAGTACAAGGTACATTGCAAGATGCAGGAGGTATCTAGGCTGTTGAATGCCAGCGGCCTCGGAGACAGGTTCAAGCAGCGCCGATTTGAAACGTTCCAGACCGACTCAAGCACGGCGGTGGCGAAGCGTGAGGCAGAGCGGTTCTGCGATGAGTTACAACAAGACCCAAAGGCTACTGGCCTGATGCTCGTCGGCCCGTATGGGTGCGGCAAGACGCATCTTGCGGCAGCTATCCTGCATCGGTGCGCTGATAACGGACTGCCGGGCATGTTCGTCGTTGTGCCGGAGCTTTTGGCACGCATCCGCACGAGCTTCCGCACGAACGATGGCAAAGCCGAAGAGATTATCGACGCGGCAAAGACGTCGAAGCTGCTGATCCTCGATGACCTCGGCGCAGAAAAGACAAGCGAATGGGTGACCGAGCAACTGTATATGCTTATCAATTACAGGTACGAGCACATGTTGCCAACTGTCATCACAACAAACAATAACGGCGCAGAACTGGAGCAGGAGCTTGGACGGCGCACGCTGTCACGTTTGATAGAGATGACGAAGCCCGTCAAGATTCAGGCTGGTGATTACCGTATGAAAATGGCGGCGGGTAGATAAGACGCGGGAGATTGATTAAAGCCTGATTAAGAGAATAGGAAAAGAGGTAAATGTATAGCATGGATAAGGCGGAAATTGAGGGGTGTCTTCATAGAGTTGAATATGCCAGACAGAACCGTTTGAGCATAATGCAAGGTGCTGATCGGTATTTAGGAGACTTTGTAGACAACCTCACAGACGATGCAGACGAATTCGATGAGATTTTTGAAGTGATTTATCAAGCGCTCTCTCGCTATACGGAAGAAAACGTAGACAGAGAATGGAATCGCTTATACTCTGCTATCGGAAAATATTTTCAAGGAAGGTGAGAGTGTGACGAACAGCAAGGCCAAGGGCAAGGCCGGGGAGCTGGAGTTTGCCCGCCTTTGCCGGTCGATGGGCTACGAGGTGCGTCGGACGGCGCAGTATTGCGGTAAGACGGGCGATGCGGCGGACTGTGTCGGCCTGCCTGGCATTCACATCGAGGTCAAGCGCGTCGAGCATTTGAACATCGATGATGCGCTCGATCAGGCGCGGCGCGATGCCGGGATGAAAGCGGACGGCAGCATGCCCATCGTGGCCCACCGGCGCAACAACACGCGCTGGAAGATCACGATGGATGCAGCCGATTGGTTTGAGCTTTTCCGCGAATGGGAAGCAGGAAGGAGTAAGGAATCATGAATCATGTGACACTTTCGGGCACGGTGTTCGAGCCGGAGAGCCGTGTAGCGAAGTCGGGCATGGCAGTGCTGACGTTTCGCTTGTCGTACTACCAGGGCAAAGGGAAGGATGGTAAAGCCGCGTATGGCAGCATCGATGTGACGGCTTTCGACCGTCTGGCGCAGGCATGGGATAGCCAGTTGCATGACAAGGACAAGGTCATCGTGACCGGCCATATCACGTTGGACAAGTGGGAGAAGGATGGCAAGAAATACTACAAGCATCGCCTGATCGCGGATGACATTGGCCAAGAGCTGAACCTGTTCGCCAATTCCAATCCGGGCGGGCAGTATATTCCAGACGAGGAAGTGCCGTTCTGAGCGCCTAGGACGCGCTAGAACGGTCATCCATAGCAAAACGCATACAAGGATATAGGTGGAGAGTAAAATGAGTACAGCAAGGAAAATGAGGCGGAAGCTGAACCGGGCGCTGCCGGGAGCAGACGTCGAGACGGTACAGAAGACATTGCAGGCCATGCAAGTGGCAGCTGAGGAGCAGACAGCCGACAGGATCTACAAGAAACTGCGGAGGGACATCCAGAAGCCGGCGGAGGCATATGCAACTGGCGTTGCCGATGCATTCGCGTCCGTCATCGGCTTTCTGAGAGATGGCGGCCTCGGCGCGCCGTTTGGGGCCACGCGGCTCGAGCGCTTTGTTGAGCAGTTCGTCGCGTACCAGGACGGCTTGCACGACAGCAAAGTCCGGTCATCTGACATCAATGACGCCATCGAAGAAGAGATTGGCTGGAGCATGACCAAATCGATTGATCGGGCATTCAGGGCGCTGGATGCAAAGAAGAAGGGAGCGCAGAAAGATGGACACTGAGAAATATATCGAGCTGACGAGGCGGTGCTGCCAGAAGTACGGCGGCATCGACGCCAAGGGCGACTATCACGGATGCGAGAGCAAGACTTGCCCGCTCAAGGAGCTTGAGTGCGGCGACTTCATGAGCGGCGACTACAACCCGCTGGGCGAAGCGTCGGAGATCTGCCAGCGTACCGAGCTTGCTCTGCGCAAGGAGTTCCCTGATGCGTTCCAGGATGAGCTGGAACAGGCACGTGATCGTGAGCCGGTGCTGTACGACCTGCGGCTCCTGCATCCCGTCCGCCCGCACGTGACGAAGGCCGACACGCTCGACTACAATGCACAGATTCTGCACATCCGCGGCGAGTGCGATGAGGCGCAGGATGCTTATGATCGGTGGCAGCACAACCTCGATGAGAAGAGCCACGTGGCCTTCATCGAAGAGATGGTCGATACTGCCATCTGTGCGCTGACACTCCTTGTCAACGCGACGACGCCCGAGCAGTTCCGCTTGGCGGCCGAGATGGTCAACTGCAAGAACCGGTTGCGCCAGTACGGCAAGGCCGATGAGGGAGGCGGCTTGGCGTGAATCACATCTATGCCCTCTACAAGGGCGAGCAGAATCTCGCAGACGGAACGCTTGCAGAGATTGCCATGAAGACCGGCAAGACCTACAACACATTGAAATGGATGACCTACCCGAGCTACAACCTCATCGACCTCGACGCCGCCAAGCAAATGAAGCGGGCGGCAAGCCAGCTCTGCGTCGTCTTCGTGCCGGAGCGGGAAGCCAGGCGGCGCGTCGAGGAGATTGCCAGGATGAAGAAGACCCTGCACCTCTCCATGTCCGACTTCGAAGACCTCTGCGAATGCATCATGCCGCGGCTTTGCGGCGTCTGCTCGGGCAAGAACTTCCGGCACTGCGTCTGGAAGGAATTCCTGCACCGCTACCAGGTCGAGGTCGTGAACTACAAAGCCGACGAGAACACCTGCCCTTACAGCTACCCGCAGGCAGGCTGGACCGTCAGCAAGGAATGGGCTGAGAAAATCCAGAAGCCCTTCGATGGGATTGTGTCCGATTCGGACATCGACGAAGAACAGCCGGAAGATGTGTCCGATTCGGACGAGCGCACAGAAGGGAGGTGAACATCATGATGATACTCGTGGTACTCGGCATCGTGGCCTGCTTGCTGATTCTCTACAATCTCTGGCGGGCACACAAGACGCTGCAGAACCTGCGAATCTCGAACTGGTCGCCGGGCGACAGTGAGACGCGCAGCGAGAGGACAAAGCGGTAAGAGTAAGCGAACAGGAGGTTTGGTTGACATGGGAATGATTCGCTTGAAAAAAAACATGACGGAGCTCGACATCTTGCGGGCTGAGAAAGAGAACGAGGCACGGCGTCAGAAAGCCCTGTCGGATTTCCGGTCAGGGACTATCAAGAGCCAGGAAGCAAAGACCATCATCCGCGTCTGCGACGAGATGAAGAAAGAGCTGGCACGCAGAAAGAGGGGCTTGAAATGAGTATGCAGAAACGATGTATCCTCCCGCATCCCTGCAATGGGCCGCTCTACAAGGAATGGACCGAGACAGATTTCTTCCTGAAGCTGGCTGAAGAATTCGGTGAAGTCGGGAAAGACTTTGAGAGCCTGCGAGCAGCGGAGCGGGAAGGCCTGCCGAAAGACGAAGGGACGAAACGATGGTGGACGCTCATGGAAGAATGCGTCGACCTGCAGGTGGCGGCCACCAGCTTCATGGAGCGGTGCGGCTGTACCGAGGCGGCACGGCAGAAGCTCATGGACTACGTCAACAACCACAATGCCCGCAGAGACCACGGCCTGCGGTTCAGGAAGGGTGATGGCGATGGCGTGGAATGAACTCTGGATGCTGATATATACGCTTTTCCTCGCTGTTGGATTCTTCTTTATGGCTATGCTCTGGCAGAAAGAAAAAGACAGGGCCGACCATCTGGACAGAGCACTCCGGCAGATGGCCGACAGCTGGATGCAGGACAGCAAGACTATGGAGTCACACTTGGACCGCTGCAAGAAGCGTCTCGATGCCATGAAAGAAGAGCGGGACCAGCTGGCCGCGCGATGCAAGAAGATGGAGCAGGACCTGAAGATGCAGTGGGTCTGGGACAGTAAGCACGGCTACTGGATCCCGAGCAATGCATCTGCCGCGACGCTGATGCAGAAGGTGCCGTTCCCCATCATGGGCATCGCCAAGGATGACAAGAAAGACTGACCAGAAAGGAGGAGCAGATGGACGAGGAATCAGCCAAAGCACAAGCCGAGCGGATTGCGCTGGCCATCGAAGAAGACCACCGCCAGGCGGAACACTATCTGCTCTCCTATGCGCGGGAGCGGAAGGACTACGCGAAGCGGCGGGCGGAATACGTCTACAAGACAACGGCTGGCCGTGATCCGACGGCAGCGTCAGCAGAGCGGGGCATCTTTTTTGATACCCATGCGCGGGCCGCCCATTGGTTGCGGGCGGTCGAGATCCTGGAACAAAGCCTGCCTGAAGAGAAGCAGCTCTTCCTGCGGCTGCGGCGCGATGCCGAGAAGCAGAAGGGCAACGGCTTCTCCCGCGGGCGGCATGGTTGGGTCATCCGCGTGCAACACCGGCTGGCCGAAGAGATGGAGAGCCGGTACCCTGGCCGCTCGTTCTGGATGGGCGAGCGGACGCTCAAGGTCTGGTGGAAGGACATGATCTGCCGGACAGCTGAGATTGCCGCCCGCCTGCGGAAAAAATAAAAAAGGGCAGCACGTTATTCCAGAATCCGCATGGTAAGATAATAAAAGACCAACCCATAGAAAGCCTCGCGAGCTGAGCAAGCCGCGGGGCTTTTTCCGTGGAAATCACTTGACAGGTAGGAACGGAGAAAGAAAACAGCGTGGATGAAAGCGTGAAACCCCTTGAAATACAAGGCAAAGGAGGTGCTGGCGATGAAGAGGAAACTTTACAAGTTTGTACCGCAGAGAGACAAGAATCGTTTTCTTAACTATCTGGTAGACTGCGGAACGATATCCAAGGCCGCTCAGGCCATGGGCATCTCGCGCCAGACACACTACCTCTGGCTGCACAGCGATTCCAACTACGCCATCGCCTTCAACCGTGCCCGCGCCATGGCCAATGACCTGCTTGAAGAAGAAGCCTACCGGCGGGCCGTGGAGGGCTGTGAGCGCGGCATCTACTACAAGGGCGACAGGATCGCGACGCGCATTGAATACTCAGACACCCTGCTCGCGATGCTGCTCAAGGGAGCATTCCCCGACAAATACAAGGACCGCGTCCAGCAGGAGACCGTAGGAGATGGCGGTGCAGAGCTCGCCTGGGAAGGAGATGACGACGATGATGACAGCGCAGAAGAAACGGATCACGATACCGTACCGGCCGGAGCCACTCTGGAAAAAGACCATCCATCCGGCACTTGAGAGCCACCGCTTCTCCGTCATCGTCGCTCATCGCCGTTTCGGCAAGACCGTCGGGACAGTCAACCACCTCATCAAGAAATGCGTCCAGAATCATCGGCGCTCGCCCATGTACGCCTACGTTGCGCCATTTCGCAACCAGGCCAAGCTCATTGCCTGGAACTACCTGAAGTACTACACGCATGTCATCCCTGGCGTCCGCATCAACGAGTCGGATCTCTTCATCGAGTTCCCGAGCCGTTATCAGGGCGCACAGGGCGGCCGCATCTACATCATCGGTGCCGACCATCCGGACAACTTGCGCGGCACGTACTGGGATGGAGCCATCCTCGACGAGTACGCACAGATCAAGGCAGAGCTCTGGGACGAGGTTGTTCGTCCGTCGCTGGCCGACCGCAATGGCTGGTGTATCTTCATCGGCACACCGAAAGGTCAGAACCAGTTCTACGAGATCTACCAGAAAGCGCGGCGCGAGCCGGACTGGTACTGCTGTATGTACCGCGCCGATGAGTCTGGTGTCTTCGCGCCGGGCGGCCGCTTGGGACCGAAAGAACTTGAGGCCATGAAGCGAGACATGAGCGAAGAGGGCATCCGGCAGGAACTCTACTGTGACTTCACCGCCTCGGCCTTCAACATCCTCATCACCATCGACATGGTGACAGAAGCCTGTAAGAAAGTCTACCAGAAGGACGACATCATCGGAGCACCGCGCATCCTCGGCGTCGACGTCGCACGCTTCGGCAACGATTCCTGCGCCATCACGCGCCGACAGGGGCTCGTTGCTTACATGCCCAAGGTATTTCATGCCATCAGCAACATGGACTTCGCAGCAAGGCTCATCCAGGAGATCAATGACTTCCGGCCAGATGCCGTCTTCGTCGACTCCGGCCGCGGCGAAGGCGTTATCGATCGCTGTCGGCAGCTCGGCTACGAAGTGACCGAAGTATCCTTCGGCGGCAAGGCCCTGAAACCAGCGCACTACGTCAACAAGCGGGCAGAGATGTGGGACGCCATGCGCAAGTGGATGCAGGCGGGCGGCTCGCTTCCCGATATGCCCGAACTCAAAACAGAACTCGTCACGCCAGAGTACAGCTTCGATGCGGCGAATCGCATGAAACTCGAACCCAAAGAGAAGATAAAGGAGCGGATCGGCAAGTCGCCGGACGTGGCCGATTCTCTGGCGTTGACGTTCTCTTATCCCGTCGTGCCGAAAGAAGCCGTGCATGGCTCAGGTGCGACGTGCAATACAGACTACAATCCCTTCTGACGATGTGTCCGATTCGGACACCGAAGGAAATCAGCATGGCATGTGTCCGATTCGGACACCGAGCTACTGGAAGGAGGTGAGCGCCATGTGTTCTGGTGGAGGTGGTTATACGCCGCCGAAAGTAGATCCGGTACCGACGACCGTCAGCTCGTCGGACGTGCCGGAAGTCAACACGAAACAGCAGCGCAGAAAGCGTGGCCGTGGGGATACAGTCCTCTCGACCGATCGCAACAGCCTGTTGTCGAGTCTCGGCAACAGTGACAGCAGCGTCAGGAGAACACTCGGATAAGGAGGAGCGGCATGGAACGAGACAAGCAGGGAGCGAGGCTCCCGCCGGGCGGCATCTCACTCGTCAAGATGTCGGATGTCGGCAGGCGGCTGAACATCTCGAAGCGGCGTATCCGGCAGCAGGTCAGTGCCATGCTGCAGAAGCGCACGGCATACGAGACACGCTGGAAAGCCATCCGGGATTATCAGCTGCCGTACATCGGTTACTTCGATGACCGTGACGACGAGCAGACAATGGCCGACCGCAAGGACCGGCATATCTACAACAGCACGACGTGGCAGGCGAACCAGATCTTCGCGGCCGGTGTGATGAGCGGCCTGACGCCGCCATCGCGCAAGTGGTTCCGGCTGAGCTTCTCGAACAAAGAACTCACCGACAACTCGGATATCGGCAAGCTGCTCGACCAGCGTATGGACATCATGAACGACGTCCTCGAGAAATCGAACTTCTACACTGCCATCCACTCGTGCTACCTCGAGCTGGCATTCGGTCAGGCACCGCTTGGCATCTTCCCAGACAGCCGCTACGGCGTCCACTTCACAGCCTACCCGGTTGGCAGCTATGCCTACGAGTGTGGGCCGGACGGTCTTGTCAACACTTTCGTGCATCGCATGAAAATGAGCGCCCAGCAGCTCGTCGACAAGTTTGGCCGCGAGAACGTCACGCAGGCCGTGCGTGACGAGATCGACAACGGCGCTGGCGTGCGGGCAGTGCATCGCGTTGTCTGGTTCGTAACACCGAACCGCCTGGCATCGCCGGACAAGCTCGGCAGCATCTACATGCCGTTTCTTTCAGCCTACTATCTCGAGGAGAGCGACGAGGACGAGTTCCTCTACCTCGGTGGCTTCGAAGAGTGGCCGGTGCCGGTCGCCCGCTACATCATCACGGGAAACGATGCCTACGGCAAGGGCCCTGGGTGGTACGCCGAAGGCGATGCCAAGGCCCTGCAGCTCATGGAGAAGGACCTGCTGACCGCCGTCGAGCTCGGTGTCAAGCCGCCGATGCAGACGACTGCAGAGACCGTCGCCAAGGGCATCAACCTCGTGCCGGGCGGCAAGACGTATGTCCGACAGGATGGAGCCGTCAAGCCGCTCTTCCAGGTCCAGACCGATATCGGCGACCTGCGTGCGCAGATCACCCAGCTCGAAGACCGCATCAAAGAAGCGTACAATGCGAACCTCTTCATGATGCTCAACGAGATGGAAGACAAGACCATGACCGCACGGGAAGTCATCGAGCGCAACCAAGAGAAGATGACCGTCCTCGGGCCAGTCGTACAGCGCATGCAGTACGAATTCCTCTCGAAGATCATCGAGCGCGTCTACATGGTCCTCGACCGGGCCCAGGTATTTCCTCAGCCGGAAGACCCCGCAATGCAGGAAATGCTCGCCCAGCAGGACATCAAGATCGAGTACATCTCGCCGCTCGCACAGGCACAGAAAGTGGCAGGACTCACGAACATCGAGCAGTTCTACGCATTCCTGATGAACCTTGCGCAGGCCAACCCGAACGTCATCGACAAGCTCAACTTCCCCGAGACAGTCAACCGCTACGCCGACATGCTCGGCACGCCGGTGGCCATCCTGCGCACGGACGACGAGTACGAGAAGATCCAGCAGGAGAAAGCCGAGAAGCAGGCCCAGGTGGAACAGCTGCAGCAGGCCCAGCAGGTGGCCGACATGGCAGCACCGGCAGCCCAGGCTGCAAAGAACGCCGCACAGGCGGCGCAGGACGGCAACCCCGTCCTGCAGCAGTTGATGGGTGCTGATACCTTAGGCTATGGCCAGGGAGGATAACATGGACCAACAGGAGAAAGAAGCGCGAATCATCGCCTACGCCAGTCAGGAGCAGGAGAAGCGCGACACTGCCTCTCTCGACTACCTGATGGCGGACGAGCGGGGAAGGTGGTTCCTGATGCGGCTCATGGACCGCTGTCACATCATGGACTCCACCTTCCCCGACAGCGACCACACGAACCGCATGCTCATCGCCGAAGGAGAGCGACGGGCGGCCCTGACCGTGCGGCAGAACATCATGCACATGGCAGATGGCCTGGCACGGTACCAGCAGGCCGAGCGGGAATACATGGCCTTCCAGCAGCGCATGGAAGACCTCATGCAGACAACAGAAAGCGAGGATCATCATGAGAGACCTGTTTTTTAGGCTCCAGCGTTTTGGAGCACCTGCCGATGCCGCGGGAGATGGCGATGCGCCAGCACAGGGCGGTACGCAGGACCAGCAGGATACAGGAGCGAGTGCATCACAGCCAGCCCAGACAACCATCTTGGGCAGTCAGCCACAGGCGAGCCAGGGCGGCGAGCAGGCACAGGGGAAAAGCAGCCAGGGCAACATGGAAACCAAGACTGGAGCAGAGCCGCCTGCCACCTACGACTTCTCGGGCGTCGTGCCAGAAGGCCTGGAATACGACGCCGAGCGGGCGGGGCAATTCGGAGCCATGGCACGCGAGTGCGGCCTCTCACAGGAGCAGGCAAGCAAGCTGGCAAGCTACGGCATGCAGTACATGCAGGCTGGACAGCAGGCAGTAGCAGATGGAATCCGCCAGACGATGGACGGCTGGGCACAGGAAGCACGTCAGCAACTCGGCGGCCAGTTCGACGACGTCACCGCAAAGGCGGCCGTCGGACTCAATGCAGCCGAGCGCAAGATTCCTGGCCTGCGTCAGATGATGAACCTCACTGGTGCCGGCAACCGCGTCGAGATGATCCAGCTCATGGCCGAATTCGGGAAATTGGTTGGCGAAGACCCCGGACATATGGGCGAGGGCGCACACGAGAAGACCCTGTATCCGAACACAGACTTCAGCAGATACTAATAGCACAGAAGGAGGAACTCCATCATGGCATTACTGGGAACCCAGGCGCTCACTCTGAGCGACCTGCAGAAGCGAGTGGACCCCGACGGCAACATTGCCTACATCATCGAGGCCCTGCTCAACGCAAATCCAATCATGGACGACATCGTCTGGAAGGAAGGCAACCTGCCGACGGGCAACCGCACGACGGTCCGCGCTTCTATGCCGACGCCGTCCGTTCGCCGCATCAACGCCGGTGTTGCTCGTCACAAGAGCAGCACGCGCCAGGTGCAGGATACATGCATCATCCTCGAGGATCGCTCCTGCATCGATATCGAGGAACTGGCACTGGCACGCAACCGCGAGGCATTTCGCCGTAGTGAGGATGCAGCCTTCGTCGGCGGCTTTACAGACGCTGTGGCAGCCAATATCTTTTACGGCAACACGGACGACACGCTCGACACTTTCAATGGCCTGACAGCCCGCTACGACACCATCGGTGGCGAGAAGAACGACGCAGGCTACCAGGTCCTCGCGGGCGGCACAGCAGGTACGAACACGAACACCTCGGCCTTCTTCGTCGGCTGGGGCACCTACGCGACAACCGGCATCTACCCGAAAGGCTCGCAGGCCGGCCTGCAGCAGCGCGACCTCGGCGAGCAGACCGTGCAGGATACCGACGGCAAAGAATACCAGGCCGTCACGACGCTCTTTTCCTGGAAGGTCGGCATGGCTGTGCAGGACATCCGTGCCAATGCACTCGTCCGCAACATCGACGTCTCGAAGCTGTCCAGTCTGACGGCAGCTGACAGCAAGAAGCTCGTCAACCAGTTCATCTACGCGAAGAACCGCATCCGTAACCTGCAGGGCCGTGATAAGAAAGTCGTGCTCTACGTGTCGCCGGCGCTCTTCGACTTCTTTGAGATCTACCTCAACGACAAGAACAACGCCTACATCACGCGCCAGGAGCTCATGGGTGGCATCCCGCAGCTCTACCTCTCCGGCATTCCCATCAAGAAGTGTGATGCGATCAGCGAGACGGAAGCGGCCGTCACGACGGCGTAAGAGAGGAGGACCATCATGATTCTGGATAAAGAGAATACCTTCTTCGACAAGAAAGCCTTGTCGGCTTCCGACCTGACGTCGGACATCGTGCAGGTAGGCCCGGGCGAATCGGGCTGTCCGCTCCACCTCGTGGCAGCCGTCACGAAGGACGCAGGGACCGGCACCCTGACCACCAAACTCGAGACATCCGCCACGTCGGACTTCAAGTCCCCGAAGACGTTGGCGACCTACAACGCTGTGCCACTCGCCGCCGACGTGCCGCGCGGCAACCTCGGCTACCTGCGCCTGACGGTCACATCGACCTACAGCAAAGGGACCTTGACCGCGGGCCTCGTGCTCGACGACGATATCGACTGGTAAGCAAGGGCCGGACCCCGCAGGGCCCGGCCTTTTGTCATCGTGAGAGAAAGGGAGGAGCGAGAATGAACAGCATCGATATCTGCAACATGGCACTGTCGTTCCTGCATTGTGGCCGCATCAATTCGCTCGACGATACCGAGAAAGCCGCCCAGCTCTGCAAGATCCACTATGACCATCTGCGCAGGCGTCTGCTGCGGATGTACCCCTGGGGCTTTGCCGAGAAGCTCACGAAGCTGGCCTTGCTGGAGACGCGGGCGGTGGGCTATAGCTATGCCTATGCCTATCCCGAAGACTGCCTGCAGCTTCGCTTCGTCTTTGATGAAGAGCATGCTGCAGACCGCGAAGACTCCCGTCAGGACTTCCGGGTCTGTTACCTGGACACCGTGGGGCGTTCCATCCTGACGGACGTGTCCCTGGCCTATGGCGACTATACGGCAGATATCAAAGAGCCGGAAGTCTTCAGCGCAGAATTCAGTGATGCCCTGGCACACCTCTTGGCCAGCTCGATGGCCATGGGCATGACAGGGAACACCGAGCTACAGAGCATCAACCTGCAGCTCGCACAGCAGTCTGTCGACCTGGCAAGGTATCAGGATGCCGTGGAGCGTGAGCGCCGGACTAGGTATCCGCATGGATACAGCGATGCCCGGTTTTAGGAGGAGTGTGCATGAAGCCATACTATGCAATACAGCCGGCCTTCACTGGCGGCGAACTATCCGAAGATGTCGCCAGCCGCGTGGACCTCGACAAGTACCAGCTGGGCTTGAAGCAGGCGGAGAATGCGATAGTCCGGCCCTACGGGTCCGTGCATAAGCGTCCGGGCCTTATCTATTGCGGTCAGACGAAGTATCCAGACAAGACCGTGCGACTGCAGGAATTCAACTTCATCACGGATCTCTCGTACCTGCTGGAGTTCGGCGATAAGTACGTGAGAGTCTGGCGTGACGGGCAGTATTTGGGCGTCGAAGTGGCGACGCCGTATACCGAGAGCGACCTGCCCAAGCTGCGCTTCGTGCAGTCCGTGGACGTCATGTACATCTGTTCCAGCACCTATCCAGTGCAGAAGCTGTCACGCTACACAGAGACCGACTGGGAGCTCACAGCGGTAGACTGGGATATGCCGCCATTCTGCGACGTCAACAAGGACACCGACTGCAAGATCACGCCGAGCGGCACTACAGGCTCCATCAACTTGACCGCGTCCAAGGCCGCCTTTGACAGCGACATGGTCGGCGACTGGATCAAGCTGGAGCAGTACGTGGAAGGCCGGGAAGTGAAACTCAACGCGACGAACGGGACGAGCCAGTCCTCACCGCTGAGCGTCGGCAAAACCTGGAAGTTCATCTCACACGGCACGTGGACCGGCACCGTCTATGTCGAATACTCGACCGACGGGACAACTTGGAAGAAGCTGCGGACATATACCTCGTCCAACGACTACAACCCACAGGAGTCCGGCGATGTAGAGGAATATGCCAAGCTGCGGATCACAGCGTCCATCACGGATGGCACGTGCAATGCCAGCTTGTCGGCCTATCCCTACACCCATACCGGCTATGCGACAATCACCGCTGTATCGTCCGAGACGGCAGCAGTCGCGACCGTCACGAAAGAGCTGGGCGACACGAGTGCGACAGCCGACTGGTACAGGGCAGCCTGGGGCAAGACGAACGGCTACCCGTGCTGCGCTACCTTTTTCCAGGACCGCCTCGTCTTTGGCGGCAGCCCAGGAGAGCCGCAGCGCGTCTGGATGAGCAAGACAGGGGACTACGAGAACTTCGGCATCGAGAAAGAGAGCGGCACCGTGACCGACGACAGCGCCATCACCACGGACTTCCTGAGCCGCAGGGCCTGTGCCATCCAGCATCTGGATGCCGGCAATGACCTCGTCGTCTTTACCGAGGGCAACTCCTGGACGGTCTCGGGCGGTGAGACCGTGACGCCATCGAACATTACGCCGCGCAACCAGGAGAACTACGGCGTCAGTGAAGTCGCACCCATCCGCATCGGCAACCGTGTCGTCTATATCCAGCGGCGCGGCTCGATCGTCCGCGACATCGGCTATGACTACAACACCGACTCATACATCGGCATCGACCTGACACTGCTCTCCAAAGACTTGGTGAACGGAAAGAAGATCACGGATGATGCCTATGCGCAGGAGCCGGACTCCTTGCTCTACTTCGTGCGCTCTGACGGCGTCCTTCTGGTCCTGACCTACGTCATCGACCAGAAGGTCTATGCCTGGTCGCACATCGTGACAGATGGCCACTTCGAGAGCGTGGCCTCCGTGAATAGCGGCAGCAACGATGATGTCTATGCGGCCGTCTGTCGGACCGTCAACGGCAAGACCGTGCGCTATATCGAGCGCTTCGACAGGGACCATACTTCTGTCAGCCAGCAGGACTACACCATGCTGGATGCCGCCATCGTGTACGATCTGGACACAGCTGCAGGAACCATCACAGGCCTTGAGACACTGGAAGGGAAGACCGTCCGTGTCCTGGCCGATGGGTATCTCTATGAGCCGATGACCGTCGAGGGTGGGAAGATTATCCTGCCGGATGAGACGACCGCCAAGCGGCTCGTCATCGGGCTGCCGTATACCATGGTCCTCGAGCAGCCGAACTGGGATGTCGGCAACATGGAGAGCGGCACCGTACAGGGCCGCGAGAAGACCGTGACCAAAGCCATCCTGCGCCTGAAGAACAGCTTCGGCGGCTGGATTGGCCCGGATGCCTCGCATCTGGAGCCCATCCTCTACGATCCAGAGGCGATGGAGCTCGGCGAAGATGTCCTCGTGACCGGCGACCGGACCGTAGACCTCCATGAAAATGGCGTCAACACAGAGGGGCGCACGTACATCAAGCATGAGACGCCATATCCATTTACCATCTCAGCAATCATAAGGGCGGTGACTTTCCTTGGTGAAACAGAATAAGAAGACCTATACTATCTGGAAACTCGAGTGGCCGGAGATCCTCGAAGGCGAAGAGACCTACGGCCTGGCAAGGGACTTGACGCGCAACCTACGCGAGGTGGACCGCCGCGAGATCCTGGCCTTCACGGCAAACGTCGAGCGGGAAGTGCAGGAATCCATCGACTGGAGCTACGAGCTGCAGTACGCCACCACGAAGAGCGGCAACATCATCGCCGTCTGGGGCGTACAGCCGAAGCGCAACGATCAGGGCCTGCGGACACACGCCCTGATCTGGTGCCTCGGGACGGACCTCATCAAGCGGTACACCGTCTCGTTTGCCAAAGAGTCCAAGGCCATCCTGCAGGAGTGGGCCAAGCGATACGGCTCGCTCTACAACATGGTGGGCGCATTCAACGACGACGCCATCCGCTGGCTCCAGTGGGTAGGCGCGTCATTCGATGCGTCCGCGAAGATCATCAAGAACGGGGAGACCTTCTTGCCGTTCGTCATCCATCCAGAGCCAGAGAAAGGAGGAGATTGAGATGTGCAGCGTCATTGCAGGGCTGACCGCCCTGGGTGGCATCTTCCAGTACCGCCAGCAACAGCAGCAGGCCAATGCACAGGCCAGCATGTATCGGGCACAGGCCGACGCCGCTGAGCAGAATGCCCGGATCGAGAATCGCAAGCAAGAGCAGATTGCCGACAACTACGCCGCGCAGGCCGACAAGCTGCGCTCGCGCCGTCGCCTGATCGAGGGCAGCCAGCGAGCCCAGACCGGTGCGGCCGGGCTGAACTTCGGCGGCTCGGCCTTTGATATCCTCTCGTCGAGCAACGATGCCTACCTGCAGGATCAGATGACCCTGCTCTCCAACCAGCGTAACGACAACTACAACTCGCGTGTGGCAGAGAGCAACTACGAGGCACAGGCAGCCAATAGCAGGACTGCGGCGAGCAACGTCAAGCGGGCGGCAAGATGGCAGGGCCTCTCGACCATCCTCGGTACCGCGGCCAGCGTCTACGGCGTCGCGCAGCCCTGGAAGGATACCGGGGCCGCTGCATCGAGCAGTAGCACGGGCGGCGCGTACCAGTACTACAACGAGAAGACCACGGCAGACACATGGGCCAAAGCCAACCGGCAGTTTCCGACCGTCTCGGGCACGGGCTACCTGACGTATGGCAAGCCCGTCCTGTCCTATGGCAAGAACACGGGCTGGGATATCCGGCCGGACTACTACAGCCGGAACGGCAAAGTAAACTTCCCGTTCCGCTTTTGAGTGAGGGGGAACCGACATGAAATTCAGCAGCTACCAGCCCGTCGTTAATCCAAACACCATCAATCCGCCAGCCGTCCAGGCACCGAAAGACCTGGAAGTGTACGGCACGGGCGGCAAAGAGTGGACTGCGCTTGCTGGAGCCGTCGGCCAGGCCACGAAAGTGCTCGCCCAGAAGCAGGATGACGAGGATGCAGCCGACGTCATGGACGCGAGGAATCGCATCATGACCTCGCTGAACGAGCAGCTCTACGGCGAGCAGGGCCTCATGACGCTCGGCGTAGGCAAGAATGCCAAGGGCCTGACAGACCGCGTCACGCAGGCCATCCAGGACACTTCAGCAGAGATCGCCAAGGACTACAACCCGCGTGTCCGCTATGCCCTGAAATCCACGCTGAACGACAACATGCTCAACTACCAGCGCATCGCCACCGGCCAGGAGAACCGGGAGCGGGAGACCACCGAGCAGGCGGACTACCAGGCGGCCCTCAACATCAACACGCAGAACGCTGGCATGACCTGGGATGTGACGAACGCTCTGACGAACTACGAGAACGACACGCGCCGCATCATCCTGGCCTACGGCGCGAAGCGCGGCTGGACCGGCGAGCAGATACAGTCCGAACTGATGGGGGCCATAACGAAGCAGGTCGCATCGGCCGCGACGGCAGCCATTACCGCAGGAAACTATGACCGGGCCGCACAGATCCTGCAGGTGAACCGCGGCAAGATGGACCAGAACGTCTACAACCAGCTCTACGGTACCGTCAAGCAGAAAAAGGACGTGGCCAAGACCTACACGACGGCAGAGGATATCGTCAATCAGTGCTGGGACCCGAAGACGGGACGGTTTGATTGGAACAAGGCCAATGAGCTCATCAAGCAGAACTCCTACAGGAACGTAGGGGGGCAGGGGATAACCGGAGCTTCTGGAAAGGAAGCTTTCTTCGCATCAGTGGAACAGCAAGAGGACAAAAATGGAGATCCGAACGCGGTCTCATCAGAAGGTGCCGTTGGCATCTATCAGATCATGCCAGGCAACTGGCCGGCATGGTCGAAGGAAGCCGGGTACGAGGGTGCCGACCCGAATGACGAAGCCGCGCAGCGTGCGGTCGGGAGGTTCAAGCTGGGCCAGTATTACGACAAGTATGGACCAGAAGGGGCACTGGTTACCTGGTATGCTGGTGAGCAGAACGGACAGCGCTGGGTGGCTGGCGAACCGGATGCCATTGACGAGAACGGCAACCACTATGCTTGGGATAAGCAACTGAGCAATGGCCCATCCATCAAGGAATACGTCAACAGCGTTATGAGCAGGATTCCGAAGGGGGCTGGCGGACAGAATGCAGGCGGCAGTGGTGGCATTGATATCTCCAAGAAAGTCTACTACACAGTCAAGCCTGGCAAGGAAGTCGAAGTCACGAACCTTGGCCACTCGACATGGGCAAAGCTCAATGCCTTGGCCGCTCTCTATGAGCAGGCTTTCGGTCAGCAACAAGACTATGAGCCGTTCTATGTCACGGCGGGCGGTACAACCAAAGGACACAATCCGGGTAGCAAGCACTACGAGAACCGTGCCTTCGACATCGCGATGGACAGCCTGGCCCGTCATCCAGAACGCCTGCAGTGGCTACAGGAACATGCAGCTGACGTCGGCCTGAAACCGCTGAACGAGTATGCAGGCTATGGCAACGAGCAGTGGGCGGATGGCGACAACTTTCACTTCAGCGATGACGGCGGAGATTTTGACGAGAACGCTTATATGGGCGGAGGCAGTGGTGCGGCGGTATCAGGAGGGACGATGTATGACCCGACCATGGAGAAGAGCCTGCGAAGCGCAGTAGAAGCCGGGTTGCAGGATCGCATGAATGCGTATAACCAGAACAAGCAAAACTATTTCGATGATGTAGAGCATGCAGTTGATACAGCAGGCTCGTTCTCAGCTGCCAAAGCACTTGTCGAAGGAGACACGACACTCGACCTGCAGCAGAAGAACACGCTGATTGGCATGGCTGCGTCGAAGTTTGGCGTCAACCATAATACGGGCTTACCGGTAAGCAGTGGACGAAGTGGCGGCAATGGTAGTGGAGCTGGAGGCGTTACTGCATCCAAAATTGAAACGGCCTACAACACCTTGGAGAACATGAACATCAATCTGCAGAATGGCAATGCCATTGAGACGGCTTCGTTTACTGCAGCAAGGCGGGCCGGAAACCTGCTGGATGACAATGGCGTCCTGACAGATGAACAGTCGAGTGAATTGCGGGCGGCCTACCAGAGCCAGGACTTTATGTCGTCGCTTACGGATGATATCGAGACGAATGGCATGGGCGGTGCATACAATCACTTGATTCAGAATGGCATGGACCCGCTCGTGGCGACGATCATCATCACGAAGAGCGACACGCACTACCTGCAGAAAGACTATCAGGGCGATCAGGAAGAGCCGGAGGAGGGCTGAAGATGGCGTTTGATTTGGAAGGCTACCAGAACATGGTGGCTCAGAAGAAAGAGAAGAAAGAACAGGCGGAGGCAGAGGCACAGGCCGAAGCCGCCAAGATGGCGAATGGGCCCTCTCTGCTCGACCGCATTGGTGATCTGGCATCAGGTGCCGTAGAGACGGTCAAGGACGTAGCAGATGCTGCTTGGACGATGGAGAAGAATGCGCAGGATGTCAAGACGCGCGGGCAGCAGCTAGAGATGGCCTACACCGATGCATCCATCCAGCAGTCCGAAGCGAGTGGAAATTATCAAGTACAGGAGAATGCGTATAAAAACTTCCAGCAGGCAGGAGCTGCAACAGAAGGGACCGTTGAGAATGTGCTGCGGTCCCCGTTCCGTCAGGCATCTCGTAGCTTGATTGAGAATTATGCTGACCGCACGGATGATTCTATCCTGGGCGATGCGGCCAAGGCACTGCAACGCACGGATGCAAACCTCGAGTATTTCATGACGGATGAGGAGAAGCTGACCAAGGCTCGCCAGATTGAAGCGAGTACCGGCATTCCTGCTGACTCCTTCTTGCAGGATAACAAGGCATACAAGCAGGCACTCGATGTCTATCACTACAAGCAGAAAATCGATGCGACGGGCGGCAATATCAACGACGTCTGGCAGGAATTCCCTGAGTTGCAGGGCGTGGCCGATATGGACAAGGAAGGTGCAGCGATTGCCCTGCACAACCTCGATGCGGTCCGCTCGACGCATGGCATCATTGACACTTTCCAGAAGATGCTGGAGCGCGGCAATGTCAAGCTCGAGTACGACAACCTACAGTATAAGATCATGATGGGAGCGGCAGATGACAACGACCGGCAGCGGGCGGAAGACCTCAAGAAGCAGCTCGAGGAGGATCGTCGTACTGCGCCGTCGTTCCTCGAGGACCCGATCGCGGCCATTGTGGGCGGCGTGGCAGAGTCTGCGCCGGAGATGTGGCAGTCGACGTCGGAGTCCCTGCGCGAAGCAACGGCGATGGCCGTGATCGCAGCCGCAGCCAGCGCGGCCGCAGGCTCGGTAGCAACACCAATCGGTGCGGCAGTGGGTGGGACTGTCGGCGCAGCGGGCGGCTTCGCCTATGGCTTGGGGCGCGGATTCCTCGCACAAGTCGCAAGGCGCGAACTCATTGCGGCGGCAGCTGGTACAGGCCTGCGGCTCGGTGCTTTTACGGGCATGGCACGTCCTGAGATTGGCTCGCGCTTTGCCGAGTACAAGGACCTCAAAGACGAGAACGGCAATCCCTTGCTGACAGAGAACCAGGCAGCCGGCTGGGCCATGCTGGGCGGCTCACTCAATGCGGGCATCGAGATGGCAAATTTTGGCGTCGTGACGCGAGCACTGGCCGGTGCACCGCATGCGCGGAAGGTCTTCGGCGACATCATCGAGCAGACAGGCTCAAGGATGTTGACGCGCGAGAAGGTGCTGAATGCACTCAAAGACCGGACGGGCGATGTTCTCAAAATCACGGCATCCGAGGCAGGCGAGGAAGGCCTGCAGTCCATCTCGGATGACATGGTCCACAACGGCATGGAGTGGAGTACCGGCGACACGAGCAACAAGATTTACGGCCCAGGCGAGATCCTGGAGCGGGCAGGCAAGAGTACCCTGCAGGCCATCCCTGGCTCACTGGGCTTCGGCCTGCTGGGCGCTGCGGGCGGCACAGTATCGTCCGGCTTCCGGCAGACGGCAGCCATGCGTCATCTGGCAAAGTTCGAGGCGACGTATGGCGAGAATGCCCGCAAGACCTACACCGGCACCGTCATGCTCGAGCAACTGCAGCAGGCTATCGATAAGGGCAACCTCAAAGAGAAGGCCCCAGATGTCCAGAAGAAAATCCTGCGCGAGCAGCTCAAGGATACAGAGTACCCGAACACGTACATTGATTCCGAGATGGCCATGCAGCAGGAAGGCGGCCTCGAGAACCTCAAGGCTGTAGCCAAGGCGGCGGGCATCTCGAACGACGAGTTGCAGACAGCCATCGAGGAGAAGGGGCAGATCCTTGTACCGACCGAGCAGTTCCTGCAGGCAGGCACGAGCCCGGAGTTCTTGCAGACCGTCTCCTTCTCGCCGGAAGCGGACAGCATGGCCCGTATGCAGCGGGATGCCAAGACCATTATCGAGGACATGCAGAAACGGCAGCAACAGTCCATCGACAAGCAGGTCGAGCTCATCAACACCGTACTCGATCAGTACTTCCCACTGCACGAGAAGAGCTCAGCCGAAGAGCAGGCCATGCGCGATATGGCTGCCGTGGCCATCTACAGCGATCCGGCCAATCCAGCAAGGGGCTGGTCGGCCGCTATGAAAGAGCGTCAGGACCGTCTGCAGGAACTCATCGGCCCCATGCTGGAACGCCTGCGCGATGGCATGGGCAAGGGCGGCCAGTTGATGGAGGTCGAAGACGAGCAGGGCAACAAGAAGACGCAGCGCTTTACCGAGAACGATGAATGGTATCGGAATTTCTACAAAACGTTCGGTCGGCAGCCGACGCAGAAGGAACTTGAAGATATGGCCGTAGCGGTCATCACAGGAGACCCGTCTGCACCGAAACTCGAAGGCTGGATACCGACGACGGAAGAAGAACATCAGGCCATGGCAGCAGTCAAGCCAGAGATCGACGAACTGCGCAAGGACATCGAACACCTTGAGGCCATCAAGGGCACGATGAAGTCCCTGAATGGCGTCGAGATGGAGTTGACGCAGGGCCTCACAAAAGAAGGCTTTCAGGTCTACCGAGCCATCCGTGACCAGCTTACGAACGTCGACATCGACGGCGGCCGCACAGCCCGCGCTGCCCGCCTCGATGCCATCCTCTTTGCCCGTCACGCTGACATCGTGGCAGACATCATCAGCAAGAAGACCGGCAAAAAATATACCGCCCTCGACTATATGCGGGAGCGGTATGGGCTGATTGTCGGCAATGGGCATGTGCCGGAACACACACAATCATCCGTGCCTTTTATGCAGATGGTAGGCCAGAGAGCAGCTGTAGCTAATCTCGATGACTTGAAACGTGCTCGTGAGATGCATAGTCGAGACGTGGATGAACAAGAAATTTGGCGAGAGACAGGTTGGCTTTTGGGCCGCGACAACAAGTGGCGTTTCGAGATACCAGACGATTTGGACAAGATAGACTTCGCTCCTCTTTTTCAGGATGAATATCATATTGCGAAATTGAAAGACATCTACAATAACCCACAGCTGTACAAGGCTTACCCTGCCCTGGCTACACGTACCGTTCAGCTTACCAATAAACTCGATGATAATACGCGAGGCATGCTTAAGTTTGTCAAATATCCGAGCGGGAGGGTACATGTTTCAGAGATTAAGTTGAACCAAAAACTCGTCGAATCAACCCCCGACAAAATCAAAGAGACTCTTGTACATGAGGTACAGCATGCTATTCAGGAGTATGAGGATTTTGCAAGAGGTGGCAATATTGAAAACTCTGGTGGATTTAATAATTATTATAGACTAGGAGGTGAACAAGAAGCTAGAGAAACGTCTGAGAGAGCTAGAAGCTACACCGAATCCAAGCACCACATCGATGAATTGAGCCGTCAACTTGATTTAAAGAAGAAGGACCTGGAACATGTGCTGGCGAATGCGAGCAAAGAAGAAAAGGCAGATTATGCGGCTTACGACAGAGCTTACCAAAATGCCGACACCGACAATGCAGCAGACGACACAATGGCCTCTATTGAGAAAAAGAATTGGAAATCCATTGAACTTTGGAACGATATCTACATGCTGGGGTGGTACATTGAAGACGAAAAAGCAATAACTGAAAGAATGCCAAAGCCACATGCCTACGATGCCATCATAACCTTTGGTGGCCAAGAGATGGCATCCATTGACCTGGATCAAAAAACTGGCCATTCTGGTACTCATGGCTCCATCGCGCAGATGTCGAACGGGCAGCGCATCATCTCGCTCTTCGAGAGTGCAGATGAGTCTACCTTCTTACATGAGATGGGCCACATGTTTCTGATGGATCTCGAGGACCTGGCGGTCATCGATGATATCTCGGCAAAAGAGCTGGAGGTCGTGAAGGACTGGGCATCCTGGAAGAAGGGTGATGCCAAGCAGTATAAAAATACACCGTGGGAGAAAGAGTTCCGACAGAGGGAGCAGCAGATTATCGATGCCGAGGAACATCAGGACATCGAAGAAGTTGAGAAGCTCAAGCGCATCTGGGAACAGGAGCGCTTCGCTCGTGCTTTTGAGATGTATCTGCATGATGGTCATGCACCGGCCAAAGGCCTCAAGGCGGTATTCCGCAAGTTCCGTTCCTTCTTGATCCACATCTATCGGGCTGTCATCGGCGACGGTGCGAAGCCAAGCCTGCAGGTGCGCCGCATCATGGATCGCATGATCGCCACCGAAGAAGAGATTGACGAGATGGCGCTTGACGATCGTTACCGCGATGTTACGAAGGCGGGCGGCGAGAAGCTGCTCGACGAGTCTGAGGAAGAGACCTACAAGCGCTGGCAGGAAGAAGCGACAGCAGAAGCCAAGGAGCAGCTGCAGAAACGGGTCATGAAAGACTTGACGGAAGAAAAAGAGCACGAATTCCAGCGCCGTATGCAGCATGAACGGGAGACATTCCGCAAGGAGCTACAAAACGAGAATGTTTACCTGGCCGAGCAGGCCGTGCTCGCCAGCGGCGGCGATACGTCTATCGTGCTGAACTGGTATCCGAGTGTGGAAGCCTTTGAAGAAGAGCTCAAGAATGCGCCAGCACTGGATGACCTGCTGAAGGAACACATGGATGCTTATGCACAGGAGCTGGATCGGGAGCTGACCGAGAGCCATCTCTCAGAGCAGGCTGTGACGGAAGCCATGGAGTCGAGCGAGTACCGTGCAAAACTCGAGGCACTGAAAGCAACGGCTTTTGCCAAGAAGCAGGCACTCGTCAAGAACATCACGACGAAGACGGAACGCGCCATGCGGTCCGTCGAAGAACGCATCAAGGACTTGCCGGAGGATCTCGACCTGAAGCTCGACAAGGATTCGAGCGCAGTCAAGGAGCTCATGAAGGCCATCAACAAACTGCGCTTCTCGGCCAAGTGGCGGCCAGAGGATTATCAGACCATCCAGCGCATGATCCATGCCGCAACGAAAGAAGACCTGCAAAAGACGATGCAGGAAATCAAGGAACAGGCGCGGACCGACAAGGCCAACGAGAAAGCTGTTCTCGATGCCAATGAGGGCAAGATGAAAGTCTATCGCGAGCTGGCGAGACGTGCTATCCTTGCCAAGCCTATCCACGAATCGTGCAGCGTATCACTGTATACGCGAGAAGCGAAGAAGTGGGCTAGAACGGTCCAGCAGGCCATCCGTGGCAAGAACTGGGACAGCGCGATGATGGCCCAGCAGCGGCAGGCGTATGCAATGGCCATGGCGAATGAAGCCCGCCAGATGCAGAAGCGAGTGCAGGCCAGCCTTGACAGAGCCAAGCGCATGCTGCAGGCCAAGTCGATACGTCTGCCACGCGAGGAACGCTATTGGCTGCGCCATCTGGCTTATCTGCTGCGCATGACGCGCACCGATGCCAAGCTGGGTGAAGGCGAGGAAATGACAGACCTGCACACGATGTTCAACCGCCTGCAGGAGAGTCTGGACAGCCAGTACACACCAGAGGAGATTTTCAAGATTGAGAAGCAGGGCGAGGACTTCCACGGCTACCAGGATCTCAACGTCGGCCAGCTGGAAGAATGCGTTGAAGCGCTGACCATCCTCTACACGACCGGCCGCGACAAATTCAAGATGAAGACCATCGGCGGCCGGACGATTGACGAGATCGTACAGGAAATCATCAGCGACAATGAAGCAGATGCCCGCAAGATCGGCGTCAACCGCCACCGTGTACAAGAAGACACGGGCGGCATGGGCTGGAACGATGCCCTGGCAAAGATCCCATTTGTTGGTGAAGGCCTGGCGCGATATGGCCAGGAAGGTCTGGCTGCCATCATCAAGCCGGAGGAGATCCTGAACGCATTGGGCAAGAAGGCCCATCGGTACATCTATGGCATTTATGAGCGGGCAGCTGAGAAAGAGAGCCGCATGGTCAAGCAGGAGCTGACTGACCTGCAGACCATCCTGTCCGGCTACTCTCACTCGGAACGCCGCCACTGGAAGGACACGAAGTACACACTCAGGACAGCTGATGGCAAGGAACTTATGTCAAAGGAAAACATCCTGTGCATGGCACTGAACCTCGGCAACGAGACGAACCGGCAGCGCCTGATTGGCGGCCTGGGCATTGCCGAAGCAGACGTAGTGAGCTTTGTAGAAGAGCATATGACTGCTAAAGACTGGCAGTTCGTACAGGATATCTGGGACCATATCAACACCTACTGGGATGATACTGTGAAGGTGGAAGAAAACCTGAATGGTGTCCGCCTGGAAAAGGTAGAAGCAAAGCCGTTCGATGTGACCGTCACGGAGAATGGCAAGAAGACAACTCTGAAGATGAAGGGCGGCTACTATCCACTCTCGTACAATCCGAAGAAGTCCAGCCGCGCAGCTGATCAGAATGCCAATGAGATTGCCAAGCAAGGCATGTCCGGCGCGATGGTCCTTGGCACTGGCCGAGGTTTTACAAAAGCGCGTTCGGAGTACGACATCAATCGACCACTCTTGCTCGAATTCCGTGTCATCCCTGAGCATGTTCAGTCTGTCATCCACAACATCGCCTTCCGCTTGGCGGCCCGCGATGTCTTCCGGCTGGTCAATCATCCGGACTTTGAAGCACATGTGGCGAACACGCTGGGGCGCGAGTATCACACCATACTGAAGCAGTGGACAACGGATGTCTGGCAGGTCGTGAAAGACAACAACAACCAGGCGGCCAATATGCTGGAACGCGGCCTGAACTGGTTGCGCAGCAACTCGGTCATGGCCATCATGGGCTACCGCATCTGGCCCGTCGTCGAGAACGTCTCGAACATTGCGCCAGTCATGGAGAAACTCGGCAGCCTGCACGCGATGAAGGCCATCATGTCCTTCTATGCGAACCCGAAAGAATCGACGGAACTCTTGAAGCGATCTGCATTCATGCAGAATCGCATCAACTCTCTGGATCGCGATATCCGCAGCCAACCAGGCCTCTTTGAAGCCGACTATCGTGTCTTCGAGCTGATCCGCAACCATGCTTACGACATGATGCTCTACTCTGACTTGGCACTCTCTGCGCCACTTTGGGTGCAGTCGTACCGTGACGTCTACAGCGGCAATCTCGCGGCAGTCCGCAAGGAGAATGCTCAGCGCCAGCAAAGCGTCCTGGAAGCCCAACAGAACGTCGAAAAGCTGAAGGCCGATATCATCAGCCAGTCCCAGAAAGTCAGCGACATCCGCATGGACATGGAGCGCCGCCATAGCGCAGATGAGCAGGACCGCGCAGCGGCACAGCAATCGCCGTTTGCCATTCATAGCGATGCAACCATGGAGCAGATGACGAAGGAAGAAGCGGCCAAGATCAAGGACATCAAGAAGGAACTCTTCAAGGCCGAGCAGGATCTGCACGACGCGATGGACTTGCCTATCTACACGGACGAAGAGATGCTGCAGGAAGCTGAGCGTCGGTCTGTCATGGAGGCCGACAAGGCCATTCGTGACACGTTTGGTAGCGGCCGGACGATGGATCAGTCGTCTCTGCAGCGCAACAAGCATGCCTTCCTGAAACTTGCGACGACGTTCTACAGCTTCTTTAATACGCAGTTCAATGCCATCCTGGCGAATTACCGTCACGCGCGATTTGGCACGAATCCGTCGTTTATTGGACGATGGGCACCGTTTGCAAAGTCGGTCATGTATCGTCTCGTCATCATGACGCTCATCGGGATCAGCATCAAGTTTGCGCTGGGACTCGACGGCGACGACGACAAAGACCGATTCCGTACTGTCATCAATCCGCAGACCGGGAAGAGCGAGAAAATCGAGATCCCGCTCGGGCAGAGATTCTTTAACACATATGCAAAGAACCTGCTCTCGACGGCGGCGGGCGGCTTCCCGTTCATCCGTGACGTCGTCAACTTTGCCATCTCGGCCATCTTCGATGGCACGACGTATGGGCGCAGCGCCTCGCCGTTTTCTGTGGGCGGCAGGGCCTTCGAGGAAGTATCCAAGACCATCGACCTCATGGCCAAGAAGAGCAGTCACAACATGGCCGTCGACGCACAGGAGGCCAAGCGTCATCAGACCGAGGCGGAAAAGTTGAAGAAGAAAAAAGGCAAGGCCCGCAAGGAGTACCTCAAGAAGCTCGAAGAAAATGCCAAGTACCGCCAGCCGGTCAAGCACATCACCAACAGCGAGATTGCCCGCCACGGCCTCAACGCTTTGAGCTCCCTGACGGCCGCCAGGACCGGCATCACCTCGACCATGACCGACGCCATCACCGGCACGATGCAGTACCTAAACGATAGCGACAACCGCTACGATGACGATTGGAAGAACATCATCTGGTCCGTTGTCTTCGACAAGAAGCCAGTCGAGCGCGACATCCCAAAACGCCCCAAGAAAGATGAGTCCGAGAAGAAAAAGAAGAAAAAGAAAAGATAAAAAGGGCAGCACGTTATTCCTGCCCCAGCGTGGTAAGATAAGAGCATAGCAAGAAAAGTCTCACGTCATATGACGCGGGGCTTTTTACGTATCTGCAAGAATATGCAAGGAGGAATGAAGATGGTCGACAACATCGTGACCAAGGTCATCTACGATGGAGATGGCAAGACAACCGTATTCCCTTTCGCATTTGACTTTGCCGATGCAGCAGATGTGCATGTGCTGCTCTATGATGCGGATGCCGATCAGGAGGAGGTCCTGACCAAGGACTACTACGTCGATGCCACCGCGAAGACGGTCCACTATCCTGGATATGTGCCAGGACAGGAGCCGGCGGAAGCAGACCGTCCTTCTGTCCTGAGCAATCGCCAGAAGCTCGTCATCTATCGCGAGACTCCACTGACACAGCTGACCAACCTGGGCCGGAAATATCCACTCAAGACAATCGAACGGATGCCGGACAAGCTGACCTACATCGTGCAGGAACTCAAGGAGCAGGTAGACCGCAGTATCAAGAGCAGCATCAGCGGCGCAAATACCTTCGTCGAGTACATGAAGGAAATCGACAACAACGCCAAGACCGCCTTGAAGAAAGCCTTGGAAGCCGCGGCATCGGCTGTCGAATCGCATCAGCAGGCAGAAGACGCCGCGGCTTCCGCCAAAGCGGCGCAGGAGAGTGCGGCCGTCTCTGCAGGCTGGAACGAGACGGCTGCAGCCAATGCCCGTGTCGCTGAGAATGCGGCACTCTCGGCGGCCGTATACAGCGCTCCAGAGTGGCAGGAAACTGCTGCCTACAAGGCCGGCGATATCGTGACCTATACCGATGGTAACACGTATCGAGCCATCGCCGATAGCACCGACATCCTGCCGACTGATGCGGCATACTGGGCGAGAGTCACCACCTACGTCGGCGACAACTTCTTCCGCATCGATGAGGCAGGCTACATCGTGCCCACCGAAGCACCGACCTACAGCGGCTTCTGGGCCCTTGACACAAAGGGCTACATCGTTCCGATTCGCTCAGCATGACGTGCAAGCTGCTGTGTAGAGAGTACGTAGAAAAACGGAGGTTACTACCATGGAAAAATACATCATCGCCCCGCCAGCCGGTAGCCAGACCAACGCTATCGGTGCCAAGGATCGTCCCTGGGAAGAAGTTCACGCCAAACGCTACCCTGGCCTCAACGAATACCTCGCCGAATCCACCGGCTACGGCATAGTAAGTGGCTGTGAACCTAGCATTAGCGGACTTACAGTAACAGTCGGTGCGGGCGTGGCTCATCTTGCTGACGGAACGCGTAAAGAAATTGATCAGACGAGTATCACGCTGGATGCGGCAGACCTGACCAATCCGAGGATTGACCTTGTATATGTTGACTCTACTGGTGCGGTGGCAAAAATCACAGGTACGGCTAGTGCTAGTCCTATAGTGCCTGATGTGCCGAGTGGTGGGATTAGCGTTTGCAATGTCACTATTGCGGCTAATGCGGCGAATGGTTTTGAATGGGATATTAGAAGATGGAATATGTCAGGAAATGTTGAATTTCTGTTTCCAAGGACAGAGAGTTATGAACATCATGGAGATTGTGAACTGATAAAAACTACTCATAAAACCATGATGATTGATGCGGGTAATGTAGATGATGCAAATGTAATACTAGAATATTGCATAGAAAATGGAATTAAACAAATAGACATATTTTTACTTACACATTATCACGAGGACCATTACGCAAATATTCAGCAATTTATCAATCAGTCAAATGTTGATTTCTCTAAAACTATATGGATGATTCCACCAAAGACAATAGCAGAATCAGAATCTGGATATGCATTAGTAAAATCGTGGTTGGGAAATGCAAAAACATTTGAGATAAATGATAATATGACTTTTGAATTAGATAGAAATGTTTTGGTCGAATTATATAATATGTCACCTGCCGACCAAAAGTATCACGGTAATGATCTAAATAACAGAAGTGTATATGCGTTAGTTAGGCATGGAAATGTAAAAGTTTTGTATACTGGGGACGGAGATGGTACAGAACATTATCTTTATAGTATTGGAAAATACGAAAAAATAGATTTATTAAAAGTTCCACATCACGGGGTGTCGGCAGAAGGAAGTGGAAATTTTTACTACCTAAAAAAAATATCTCCACAAATTGCATTATGTAATTTGTGTTTTGAACATGGTGTTAGTTTAAACGGTGGGGATTATCTTAGTAAAGGGGGCGTACAAACGCAGTTAGCAGCTCTAGGCTGTAAAATTGGCTATCTAATGAAGGGAAATGCAAAATACATTTCTGATGGGGTGGGATTAAATGATTGTTCTGATGTTAGTATATATGAACCGCAAAATTCATTTACCCCAACAACAGTGGATGTTTATGTAGACCCGGCAACAACGGAAAAAAAACCCGATGGTACACAAAGTAAGCCTTTTAAGACATTACGTCATGCTTTATGTGCCATTCCTGACCACAAAAATATTCTACCAGTTTTTCATTTAGCGGATGGAACTTATGAATATTTTATTTATAGTTCTGGAAGAAATAATCCAATAAGGATTGTAGGGGAAAATGTAACGATTGGGACAGCTCAATTTCATAATTTTAAATATGTCGAAATAGGTATTACAAATTTTATAAGTAGAGATTTAGAATTTTATAATACTCAATTCAAGGTTACTAAAGTAACAATAAATGCCTTAAAAGATATTAGTCTAAGGATTGAAAATTCCCAAGGCTATATTGGAAACTGTGAATATAATGGTAGTCCTATTACATACACAGCAAACACAAGAGGGATATTCATGTTAGCTTCTAATGTATGTATAGATTATCTAAACATTCATGACACAGGGAAAGCACTGGTGGTAAAACAGTCCTCAATATTATCGTCGTTTTCAGTATCTGCTGCTAATATATCAACACTAATAAATGTGGTAGACGCAGCAGGCGGAGTAGTACAAATCAATAGATGGGGAACAATGAGTAATGTAACAACATATATTGCGGGATTTTCTAAATTTATAGATTGTCCAAGTAATAGATAAAGAGAGTAAATAAAATTTGAAGTACAGCACGCGCGGGGCCAATGTATTTTTGAGAACAGGAGGATGCTATGAATCTAGAGACTGCATCTGCCGTAATCGGTCTGCTTGGAAGCGGCGGCGTGATCGGAATCATCTATGCCTGTATCAAGGGCGTTACGTATGTGACGCATAATGTCATCCGGCCAGTCAAGATGACGGTGCGGCAGCTCGAGGAAGTAATCAAGGAATTGCGGAATTGGATGGATGAACTGAGATGCGAGTCGCAAGAGCAGGATAAGCGCCTGACGCTGGTGGAAGAAGCTATCAAGCTCCAAGAGCGGCGCCTTGATACCATCGAAAAGAGGTTGAATGCAAGATGATTCGGATCACGACAGACATGATCGCCATTACGGGTCTGTCGCTGTCACTCGTGATAGGCATCGTGATGGGAGCTCCCACTGAGATTCTGACAGGTATCTCTGGGGGATTGAGTGGATATGTCTATAAAGGCGCGATTGACGCCAGAAAGGATGATGTGAAGTGAAGTACAGAAAGAAGCCAGTAACAATCGAAGCATATCAGACGGATAAAGATATGATTGTTCACACGCTAGAGGGCCCGCTGCATGCGTCTGTAGGTGATTACATCATCACAGGCGTAAATGGTGAGCAGTACCCATGCAAGCCGGATATCTTTGCCAAAACGTATGAGCCTGCCAACAGCACAGGGCTGTCTTTTGGCCAGGCTATCGAGGCAATGAAAGCCGGGAAACGGTGTAGCCGCGTTGGCTGGAATGGCAAGCACCAGTATATTGAGCTCGCCATGTGCATCAGCTATAAAAATGCGTGTGGCGAGATTGTCAATGCCGAGCACGATGCTATTGGCAACCATGCCATCGCGTTCGTCGGCACTTCCGGTGTCCAGCTCGGTTGGCTTGCCTCGCAGTCAGATATGCTTGCAGAGGATTGGCAGATTGTGAAGTAAAAAGAAGGTGCAAATAATGAAGGTCTTTTTGAATCCCGGTCATGCACCGGGCGGTGTACCGGATCCGGGTGCATGCAATCCTGTGACAGGGCTGCGCGAATCGGATGTAGCAGCAAAAATCGGCGCACTGGTCCAGAAGTATCTGGAAGCTGCCGGCTGCACGGTAGAGATGCTGCAGAGCAATGATTTGTACGAGATTACCTCAGCTTCGAACAACTGGGATGCAGATATCTTCGTCTCAATCCACTGTAACTCGGTACCAGACCCGGATGCCAATGGTACTGAGTGCTGGCACTACTACTCGAGTACAGCTGGACGGACGCTGGCCAAATGTATCCAGAAGCAGATCGTGGACAGCTTGCCGGTCACAGACCGCGGGACGAAGGGAGCAGAGCCAGGCGTCAATGGGCTTTACGTCCTGACGAATACAGATGCGGTAGCATGTCTGGTCGAGACAGCCTTCATCTCCAATCCAGGAGACGAGGATTTACTCGAGACGCGCCAGGACGATTTTGCAAGAGCGATTGCGCGTGGTATCACAGATTTTGAGCAGCAGGTATTTGACCAGATGTAAGTGCTATGAAGCCAATTTTCAGCAGAAAAGAACTGGATAAGATGGAGCGCGTAGCGGCTCGCGGCAAGTGGCGTGGCCTGATTCCAATCGACGATGTGCCGGCGTTTGCGGCATGGCTCGCCGATGAGGACCACGGATGGCTCGGCCAGAGCCCAGACGAGGGCGAGGCCCTGCGGATGCACCGAGATGGCACGACGATCGTCGTCCGGTACGACGGCCACCGGACAATCTGTGGACGCCATGTCATGGCGCTGTGGTATACATTTTTATGCTTTCGCGATCATCAATTTTGAGGAGGAGTAATCATGAGTAAATGGACAGACGTAAGAGACGGTATCGTAGACGCACTGCATGTCGACGACGTGACGGAGGATGTCAAGCAGCATGTCACGAGCGCGATTCTGAGCGAGGTCATGCCGGTCGCCGAGAATGCCGTCGACAGCTTCTGCGCAGCGACAAGAGAGCAGAGTAAAAAGGAAGCTGGATGGTGCAAGATTCGCGATGGAGTCGTCCTGCCGCTTGTCATGCAGGGGGGGATCTACATCATCAAGCTCGTACTCAGCAAGACCATTGTGCAGACAGCACAGGCCTGAGCTGTACTAAAAGGGTACTAAAAGCGTACTGAAAGTGACACGGCCCCCTGATTTTCGTGTATAATATAGACACGCAGGATGGATTTGCACCGTAAAATAAGGCCTGCAAAGGTCTATGCAATTCAGCGAGGTGCACAACGATCTCAACGAGGAGAAGGACGACTCGGCGGAGTGACTTTTGGGCAGAACGAAAGGGATGGGCGGGGATTTTCCCCGTCCAAAACTTTTTTCCAAAAAGGTGTTGACAATGTGCGGCATCGTCCGTATAATAATACATGTCGCTGAAACACAGCGGCACAAAAGAAGAACGGCCCGGTAGTTTAGTTGGTTAGAATGCCGCCCTGTCACGGCGGAGGTCATG